GCCAGCGCGTCGGCGTCGTCGGGCGAAGAGGATTCGACGCCCATCTTCGACAGGCGCTTCTGCATCAGCTCTTTTGATTCTAGTTTCACCCGCTGCTTCAGATCGCCGACCAGCATGGGTTTTGCGAGATCCGCGGAAAGGCCGGGATCCTTGTCGATGGCCCCGCCATCGAGCAGCCACTGCCGCATCTTGCCCCACATCTCATCGCGGCGGTAAGCGTACTTCGGATCGGTCGCGTCCTGGCCGAAGTTCACTTCCATGACGTTGGTGAAGCCGAGCGAGCGCAGCCGCTGCGCAATCGGACCGGCGATGCCGGCGGAGTCGACGAACATCATCGCCACTTTTTCGCCGCTGTAGGTTTGCGAGAGCACGTTCGCAAGTTTCGCGATCATCACCTGCGGGTCGCGGGTGAATTCGCCCTTGACCTTGATCGGAGGGATCGAGCGCGCGTCGTTGCCCTTGCGGAAGCGGATCACGTTGTCGTCGGAGCCGCCCCAGGCCAGGTCGACGCCGACGACCAGTGGCTCGTCCGGCAAAACGCGGATCGGGGCCACTTGCGCCCGCGAGATGGTGTCGAGGTCGATGAACTGTCCGGCGGAGCCTTTGGGGAACAGGCCACGCGCGCGTACCCGGAAGTAATCGGAGTCTTCGTCGCCGCCGCACTCGTCGAGCCAGGACTGAATTTCTTCGAGGTCGCAGCCTTCGACTGTGCGCGAGTCGATCACGCGCGAGCTCCAGCGCCCGCGCTCCGATCCGAACACCGATTCGTAAAAGGGTCCGGAGTTCAGCGTGGGATTGCCGATGCAGAAAAAGATTTTCTCGGTGCCGGCGTCGGTGAGCGCTCCGTTGGTGACGCGGTAGATTTCCTGCGGGATGGGGCTTGCTTCCTCAAAGCCAAAGAACATGCGGCGCCCGGCGTTGTGTTTCCCGGCGAAGGCCTGCGAGTTCTCAAGCGACCAGGGCACAAAATCCTGGCGCCAGGTCTGCTCGTGTTTCGGGTCGACCGCTTTGATCGATTGCGTGTTCACTTCGAACCAGTGCGCGTTGATGGCCAGGCGGAACCAGCGGGCAAATTCAGGCTGGGTTGTGGTGGTGAGCTGGCGTTCGGTGTTGGCGGTGATGCGCGCCATCGCGTCGAGGAAGGTCGACTGGTTCCACCAGACCAAGAACGCCATGAGCGTCGTTTTCCCGGGTCCGTGCCCCGAGCTGATCGCTCTGCGGTAGGTGGTGTATCGCGTCTCGGGATTTTGCAGGTGCGCGCCCAGCCGATCGAGCTCTTCGCACTGCCACACCCGCGGGCCTTTGAATGCGGCCAGCTCGCCTTCGCCCCAGGGGAAGCCCCACATCACCGCTCCCAGCGGATCCCACTTGAATTCCGCCAGGCGGTCGCGAAGATCCTGCTCCCAGTTCGCGTCGCGGAGGTTAACGTTTGAGGTTGCGCAGGCGCTCATCGGCTTTCTGCATCGCTTGCCTCATGCCTTCGCCCAGGTTGAGGGTCGCGTTCACTTCGAGGGGCTTGTCGTGGAGGTGGTTCACGGTGTCGACGGGACGGCCGTAGGCTCGATCTTCCAGGTAGCGCAGTAGAGTCGTGAGCGGAATGATCGAGAAGTTGCCCCGATAGTCACCCGCGGTGATCGCGCCCTTTTCGGCTTCGCTTACGGAGCCGTCTTTGTTTAGTCCAAGGCGCCGGCGTTCGAGATCGATCAGCGAGAGCCAGAGCTGCTCGGCTTTGGCCTGGGCCAGGACCCGCGCCGCCACGTTGGCGTTGGTGGGCCGTTCAACTTTCGGCCGGCCAAGTTTTTTCGGCTGGCCGGTCTCCGGGTCAATCTTGGGGGTTCGTCGTCCGCCGCGGGGCATATTAAAGCAAAGAAATCAAACAGCGACCGGACCCCTTAGAGCCTGCCCGACAGCCGCGGCCGCCTCGGCGTCGGTCTTTTTCAGGTAGGCTCCCGTCGAACTGATGGACTTGTGTCCCAGGTACTGGCGCACGTTCTCAATTCCCGCCGAATGAATGGTTTGCAGCGCGATCGTGTGTTTCAAAATCTGCGGGTGGCGCTTCCGAACCGGGATGCCCGCCTCTTCGGCGTAGCGCTGCATCAGGCGCCAGAAGTGCTGGCGACAGATGGGAAACAGTCTTTGCTTTCGGGGCAGGGAATTCGCATAATCAAACAGCGCTTTGCGCTCATTCAGCAGCGGATTTTCATCGGCGACGAGCGGCTGCACCGTGCGCAGACTGCCCTTCAATCGAGCCACCGTGAGATGCCCGTCTTTGATCGCATCTGTCTGCAGGCGCGTGACTTCGCTGGCTCTCAATCCGTGGGAATAGGCCACAAGGATCATCAGCCAATCCCTCGTCTTCCGGGTCCTCGCCGCCGACAAAAGCGCGATCAGTTCGGGCTTTGATAATGCCTCCACAAAGCAAAGAAAATCAAAAAAGGCGACAGAACTTCGTATTGTCTCCTCGCTCGCAGCCAGGCTTCACAGCGTCTCCATCCGTTCCAGGCGCCGCAGACGCCAGCTCGCTCTCGATGCACTCTTTGGCGAATTCCTCGGGGGTGCAGCGGGGCTCGTCCGCTTTGGCGCAGCGCGCGGCGGCGTCCACGAGCTCCTCGAAGATTTCGTTGCGCAGCGGGATGTGCAGAATCTTCATCCGAATCATGCGGCGCGCGGAACCTTATGGGGCACTTCGCGATCGCCACGCCGGCGTCGGGCCGGGTACTTCACCGGTTGCGCGCACAGGTACCAAAGCAACTCGATCCGCCGGCGCTCGGTGAGGAACTGCTCGAGGCGGCGAAAATTCACTCGATTGGCGAGGTGGGGCTTCATGCCAGGGAGTAGTGCGCGGCCAGGGTGTGGAGCCGCTGCCGCTCGATCGTGCGCAGCGAGTTGAGCTGCTCGAATTTGCGATCGAGCAGTTTCTGCCAGAGAAAGTCGACGACGTCCTGGACGTAGCGCGGGTCGGCGTTGGTCCGCCCTTGCGCGAGCATGCGCAGCTCGGCGTCGCGGGCCGCGCGCATCTGCAAAAGCTTTTCGCGTTCGTGTTGCTGTTTCGTCATCGGAAAAAATGCACCAGGGCTTGGAGCCCTTCCCAGGCGAGTGTGGTCAGGATCGAGGTCAGCGCGATGTTCACGATGCGGTAGCGCGACAGCTTCTTTTTCAGCTTGGCGATGTCGGCGTCTTTGGTGAGGTTCGATTTTTCCAGGCAGCGGATCTTGGTCCAGGCCTCGTTGAGCGACCGCAGCAGCTCCGCGTCAGTCAGCGCGGTGTATTGCCGGGAGCGGTCGGTCGCGTTCAAGGTGCCGACCTGCTTGGCCTTTTCGATCGGAACCATCACGCGCCGATAAATCCTGTCCACAATCGCTTCGATCTCATCGAGGCGCACAGAGGGCTAAGAGTTTAAGCGGAAATCTCTTGCGGCAGATAGCCTGGTTCATGCGGCCAGTCCCAGCCGGCGCGGATCTCGGCCATGCGGGGCCTGGTGTCAGTCGCCGGCGGCACAAATTTGCAATTCGGCACCTCGCGCGGAGGCAGTTTGGAGCTTAAACGGGCGGGAATGGGGCGTAGATTGCGAAACGGGGAATCGGGCGGGAAGGCGCGAATGAGTTTCGAGGAGATACGCTCGGCGAACATCTCGTGCACCAGGGCGTCAGCCGTCTCCTTGTCGACGAAGGTTTTGGCCTTCGCACCGAGGGGCTGATCAAAATCCAGAAAGGCGATGGAGCGCATACACGTCTGGCAGGGGCGACAGGGTTCACCGGAACATGGTGCCGGGGTACCTGAGACGAGCGGCGGGTGCTAGCGAGGAACTCGTGGGCGTCAGAGACGCGGCGATGTTAGGGTCACTGGTCCGCCGCCCATTTCACAGGCATCATGGTGGCCACAGTGGCCCAGGTGCAAGTTACCGAGGTGTTATGCCAGAAGCTTAGGGGAGTGGTGCGCGAGTTGCTGAGGGGTTCGGCTGGGGCTGAGGCTGGGCCTGGGTTTTGGACCAGCGCTTGAGCTGGCGATCGCGCGCGTACTTCCCGGCGCGCCAGACGGCGAGGAACCAGAGCAGGATTAGGAGCTTCACGGCGAATGGTACCATGTGGTTTATGAGGGTGATTCCCGAAATCAACTGGCACCCCAAGGTCCTCTAC